GCCTACAAGATCAGCGAGTACGATGAGGCGCTCCTGAACCGGTACGAAGGGTATCCGAAATATTACTACAAGAAGTACTTCCAGCTTCCGGTAAGGACACTCAAGGGTGGCCGGCTCAAAGGGAATAAGCAGTGCATGGTGTATGTACTCCACGAGGAGCGGCTCCTTGGGGAGCCTACGATGGAGTACTATAAGCTCCTGGATGACGGTTACGCCAGATGGGGCTTTGATGTGGAGGTCCTTGATAAAGGGCTCTCGGACAGCATCGGCGTGAAGGCCGCAAAAGCGTACCTGAATGAGTATCAGAAGCTGTAAAATGCACAAAACTGTCCGCACATCTTTGTGTGGTCTATGGCGCGGATATGACTTGATAATCATCTGCTTTAGAGCGAATATACGACTACCGAAAAGGAAAACAGAAAAAGGAGTGAAGAGATCATGAAGAAACGTTATTACATCGCCTACGGCAGCAACCTCTCAAGGGAGCAGATGGCATTTAGGACCCCGGACGCGAAGATCGCGGGGACGGCAATCCTTATCGGCTGGCAGCTGCTCTTTAAGGTACACGCCACCATTGAGGAAAACCCGAAGAAAAACACACCGGTGCTGGTGTGGGAGATCTCCGGGGAGGATGAGAAGCGGCTCGACCGCTACGAAGGCTGCCCGTCCTACTACTACAAAAGGGAACTCCCGGTGGAGGTGTTTCCCATCGGTGGTGGGGAGCCGGTACCGCTTACCGCGATGGTCTATGTCATGGCGGATGGGCATGAATTGAGGGAGCCATCACCGGGATACTACAAGGTACTGGCAGACGGTTACCGGGATTTTCATTTCCCGATGCACATCTTAGAGCAGGCACTTGCCGACAGCATCGGCCGTGAGGAAGCCATCCGGAGGCTCGGAATATGCAGCCTGACGATCCCCGCGAGAAAGGAGAAGAACCATGCGATTTCCCACTAAGGAAGAACTGAAAAACTTAAGGGAGAGGTTCCCAAAGGGCTGCCGGATCGTTTTGGACTGTATGGATGACGTCCAGGCGCCAAAGCCAGGAACCCAGGGCGTTTGCCGGGGAGTGGACGATGCCGGAAATGTCCTGGCTTCCTGGGATACGGGAGGGTCACTCAGCGTCGCTTTTGGGGCCGACACATGCCACCGTGTGGCTTCTGATGAAGAGATCAGGAAAAGCCTCGGCTGGTTTGGGAAAAGCCGACACAGGGGCGCGCACTGCCCCAGGTGCGGGGTGTGTGAGGAACCAGCAAACCGTCTCCTCGCTTTAAGCCGCAGGGCAGACATCACAGTCTGTGAAAGCTGCGGCACGGCAGAGGCTCTGGAGGACGCCGGCCTCATGGAACGTAAGGGACTATCGGATTGGTGGATTGTGAAGAAGGGATGGGTGGAATGAAAAACGGTCACAGGAGGATGAGGGCATACGGGGAAGCGGAGCATGGCGTGCACTTTATCCTGGACCATTATTCCTGGTCACGGAATAACAGCAATGCGGTCACGATCCGCCGCTGGAAGCGGGGCCTGAAGAAAAAGGCGCGGGCAAAGAACCGCGCCGCCATGTACCGCGCAATGCGGGATCCAGGCTAAAATGGGAGCCCGGAAAAATCCAGGCCCGCCTCCATTTTCCTGTATCTTATCGTAAGATTGCAAGGATAGCAAGCGGTATGTGTAAAATAACTCACACAAAGATATGGACAGGAAACTGGTTATATTGACACACACGAAAGAAACAAAGAGTAGGAACTACGAGGAACAGCCCCTTTGGGGCTTCCCCTTGTGTGGGAGGGCTTCTTTAAAAGAAGTCCCTCATGCTCATCCCTACCTCGGCAAGCTGCTCTTCCATGCTGCGGTAGTGGCAACCTTCCTCCATCCAGCCGTCCTCTTCCTCATCCCCGTCCTCAAGGGGGAAGGGGTCGCAGCTCCATCCGTTTTCCTGGTAGGCTTCCAGCCTGATGTCCTCGATGTCGTAGCGGTCAAGGTCGTATTCTTCGGAAAGCTGTGCGATGCGGGTTTCGATGATCTCTTCGATTTCGGTAAAATTCTTTTTCATGGTGGTTTCCTCCGTGTGTGTTTTCTTTGTTTTGTTGTGTGTATATTCGCTCTAAAACACACATTTATCAAGTCATATCGGAGCCATAAATGTACCAAAGATAAGCCGCAGATCAGGGCTGATAATCGTGTACATTATGGCTCTTAATTCACTTGCTATTATCCGCACCTGACGGTAATATGCACATACCGAAAGGGGAAAGCCCCAAAGGAAAAACCGAAACGGAGGACACGAACATGACGAAGAATGAAGATCGAACCAATAAGCTTTTTGAGGAACTGGTACCGGCGAGCGGCAAGGCGGAGAACCTTGCAGGAGAATTGGTAAGGGCGATGGGCCGCATCGCATACCGCTTCTACAACGACGGTGACCAGGTGGGCATCGGCTACGGTAAGGAGACCTGCAACCCCGCAGCCCGCTTCCTGATCCACAAAGGGAACAAAGAGGTCAGCGACCTGGCGGCAGCGATCTGGGGGCTCCATAGCGAGGAAGCCTACGAGAAGCTCCTCGACCTTCTCGCCGGAGCGGTTGCCGACTACGTGGAAGGGCATCCGGAGCTTCGCGCCCTCCCCACCATCGACATGTGGGACCTGAGAGACAAATACGAGGATGTGGATGACTGGGAGGATGAAGAAGATGAGTGGGAAGAGGACTGGGAGGAGGATGGAGAGGACTGGTAAACACAGAGGGGCTTCCGATGGAGGCCCTGTTCCCATCCCCTTAAACGGCTATAAGATACACAATTCCTGGTGCGTATGTTTGTGTACATTATGGCTTCAATACGACTTGCTATTATCCGCACCTGACGGTAATATACAGCTACAAAAAAACGAAGGGAGAAAACACTATGAGAACAAATTTTTACCTGAACGGAAAGAAGATCACACGGAAGGCAGTCAAGGAGCTGGTCGGTGAGGAGAGGCTGAAAGAGATGCTTGCCGAGGCGAAGGAGACCTTCCTGGAAGACCCGCTTACGCAGAACGACTTCTTCATCGGAAACGGGATGCTGACCATTGAGTTCGCGTAAGGCAGGCTGGCAGAGGCAAGGGGCTGGGATGACCCGGCCTTTTGCTTGTGTCTGTCTTTGCTTTTGCCCCTGTGGGGAGGCTGTAAAGTACACAATATTGTGGGCAAAAGATTGTGTACATTATGGCTTGGATTGACTTGCTATTATCCGCACCTGACGGTAATATACACACAACAAAAAACGAAGGGAGCGCAAGCACATGAAAAAGGAGCAGGCATTCGGATACGGCAAGGCAAAATACCAGAGGGAAGAGGATTTCCCCTACGAGCTGGATTACAACGGCTGCCACTGGTACCGCACCACATACAGCTACACCTTCCGGGCAACGGGGAGGGTAAATTACCTTTACGACACCTACGACCGGGAAGAAGACCTCCGGCTTTACGTTGACGCGGCCGGTAACATCTGGGACGAGAAAGAAAGCGGCATCCTTTAAAGATGAGGCGGCGAGGGAGCGATCCCCCAGCCGCTTTTCTTCTGCCTGGACGCTGTAAATCCACCAGATTTCGCGGCAAAAGATTGTGTACATTATGGCTCGGAATTAACTTGCTATATCTCGGCACTGACGGTAATATACACACAACCAAAGGGGAAAACCCCAGCGGAACCAAGCACAAGGAGGGCAAAAGCCATGACGAATACAGAAGCCTACAAAGCAAGGATCGAGGCGGCAGGGAGCCGGGACGCGCTGCAGGCCATCGAGACCGAGGTCAGGAAGGACCGGGGCCTCACCTTCGGAGAGAAGGAGGCGATCCTCAGAGCCTGCGAGGGCAGGGATTACATCCTCCGCAACAGAGCCGAGGCGTGGGCGGTCATGAACATCCTTTTCTTCCGGGTAAAGGCCGAGATGGACGCCTACCGCGATTTAAGCGGAGCGCCCCAGAGCTGGACACCGGATGAGATCGCGGAGCAGCGGACACGCTTCATCAGCCTCTGGCAGGTCATCGAGGAGGCGGAGCTTGCGGGCGAGTACGAAGCCTGGCAGTATGCCGGCTGCCCCACAGCGTAACAGCATAATCACACAGTAACCCACAGGGCTTCTTCGGAGGCCCTTTTTTGATGCAGATTTTTCGGAAAGGGGGAGAGGTCAATGGAACAGAAACGGCCAAGGGGATATCCAAAATTGAAAGACTACAAGCCGACATCGTTCATGCTGCCGACATCGCATTATGACAAGGCCAAAGCGGAACGGGCTGTGCTATTTATTGAGAACCTGCGCCACACGAAGGGCAAGTGGGCCGGAAAACGGTTCTGGCTGCTCCCCTGGCAGGAGCAGATCATCCGGGATATCTTTGGCATTGTGGATGAACGCGGAAAACGGCAGTTTCGCACGGCTTTTGTCGAGATAGGCAAGAAGAACGGGAAGAGCGAGCTTGCTGCTGCGGTGGCGCTGTATCTTCTGTACGCGGATGGGGAGCCATCCGCAGAGGTCTACGGTGCTGCGGCTGATCGGCAGCAGGCATCCATCGTTTTCGATGTGGCTAACCAGATGGTGCAGATGACTCACGCGCTTATGAAACGTTCCAAGATCATGGGAGCGACCAAGCGGATTGTGAACCATGACAATAACGGTTTCTACCAGGTACTGTCCGCAGAGGTGACGACCAAGCACGGACTGAATGTATCCGGGCTTGTGCTCGATGAGGTCCATGCCCAGCCAAACCGCAAGCTCTACGATGTTCTGACCAAGGGCTCTGGTGATGCCAGAGAGCAGCCGCTGTATTTCCTGATCACCACGGCGGGCACGGACAGGGAGTCGATCTGCTATGAGCTGCACACAAAGGCCAAGGATATCCTGGAAGGGAAGCGGGTGGATCCCACGTTTTATCCTGTGGTGTATGGCCTTGCCGATGAGGATGACTGGCACGATGAGGAGAACTGGTATAAGGCGAACCCCTCCCTGGGGCAGACGATCCAGATTGAGCGAGTCCGGGATATGTACCGGGAGACCATGGACAACCCCGCCGAGGAGAACGTCTTTAAGCAGCTGAGACTTAACATGTGGGTGTCAAGCCTGACCCGGTTCATTCCGGAACAGGTTTACGACCTGGGCAACCTTCCAATCGATATGGATTCCCTTCCTGGCCGGGACTGCTACGCCGGCCTTGACCTTTCCAGCACCGGTGACATCACAGCCTTTGTGCTGATGTTCCCGCCGAGGACAGAGGATGAGAAATATATCATGCTCCCGTTCTTCTGGGTGCCGGAGGATACGATTCCGCTGAGGGTGCGGAGGGCATCCGTCCCCTACGATGTGTGGAAACAGCAGGGATATCTGATGGCGACGGAGGGAAATGTGATCCACTACGGATTTATTGAACAGTTCATCGGGGAGCTGGGGACAAAGTACCACATCCTTGAGATCGCGTTCGACCGATGGGGAGCCGTGCAGATGACCCAGAATCTGGAGGGGATGGGATTTACCGTAGTCCCCTTCGGCCAAGGATATAAAGACATGTCCCCACCGACCAAGGAGTTTGAAAAGCTCCTGAAGGAAGGCCGGATCATCCACGGTGGTCATCCGGTTATGCGCTGGATGGCAGGGAATGTGGTGGTCGATACTGATCCGGCAGGGAACATCAAGCCAACGAAGGCGAAGAGCACAGAGAAGATTGATGGCATCGTGGCCGCGATTATGGCCCTTGACCGCTGTATCCGCAACGAAGGCGGTCATGGCAGCATCTACGATGACCCGGACAGGGGGCTGCTTGTGTTCTGATCCTGTTATATGTATGGGTGAAAATAGAAGGGGAACAAATCCATGCCTACTCGGCTATGATTTACTGTGTTCAGCGTTTTTTCTTTCGCTGCGAATATCCGACATTGCATCAGAGAAAGGCCGAGTGTTTTCCGTCTTAATGTCATGGATTCCTTCTTGCAGAAGGTCATGTAGCTCACGGCGGGACTTTGTGATCCATTCAGCTATATCTTCTTCGGATGTGAAGCCGGCTTTTTCTGCCTCGCCTTTCATTTGCTCCTGAAACTTTTGCAGGGTATAGATGGCGGAGTTGACGATTCTGACACAGCCGTTATCGACAAGAAAAGTAACCCGGTCACCCGGAGCAACACCGAGAGCCTCTCGAATCTTCTTGGGGATGGTAACCTGCCCTTTGGACATGACCTTAGCATCGCTTACGAGTATGTTTATTTCTGGCATTTATCATAACTCCTTTCTTAAGTAGGGAAGTAAGAAATCCCTACTTTTAAGTATGCAAGAGTGGAGCAGGACTATCAAGTAAAAATTCTATGAATTTTTGAAGGAGGAAGAACCTATGGGATTATTTAACTGGCTGGGCTTTGGACGGCCCAGGGATGGACCTGAGATGGATGGCAGGGCAAGCCTTCCGGAGGTGACAGACAGAGTCCGTGACTCCGGACAGACCTATTTCTTCGGAACCGCGAGTTCCGGGGAGCGTGTGGATGAGAAATATCTATGATGACCCAGACAGAGGGCTGTTAGTATTTTAATGCAATAGAAAAAAGCCCGACGCATCAGGCTCTTTTCGGGTGTTGTCCGAAGACGACCACCGCAATTCATGACTATACTATACCATATCAGATCAAAATATGCAACAGATTTACGATCTGCTCAAAAAATTTTGTAAGGCAATGAGATGCGGGCGTTGATGTGTCCCTAATATTTGATTACAAATATTTGGAGAAATCTGGGAACGTAAGTCATCTGTGCAGACAATAAAGGAAGAGATAAATTGCTTACATGATGTTTTAGTTTCCCCCATTTTCCTCAACACATATGTAATCAAGACAATATACGCATCAATGTACTTAAAATTAAGATTGGCAATCCCTGTTTCGCTTTGTAAAAGTGAAACCAAGCGCTGATTAATTCGGCTTGTTTGGAATCTGGTATCAAAAATAGTATTATTATGCGCTATGGCATTCCTCAGATCTTTGACAGTATAGATAATGTATTCTGTTAATTTTCCATCTGAATCAAGGTTGCTTGGCAAATGCAAAATTCGAGATGTTCTTAGTTTTACATTTGAGTTTGCGCACGAAAAAAAGGTGCCAAACTCTCCAAGAGTCAGAGATTCGAAAATTGCCCATATAGGTATGGCGCGATCAGAGTCAAAAAAGTGGTTAACTGTCTGCTTTTTGTTTGAATAGTCTCTTAAAAGGGCAGTGTTAATTTTGCCTTTTAAGTTCATGCGCTTTTCATACTGTTTATGATAGCTGTCACTTCCTCTGGGGAAGGATCGGTAATTTGTAATTGATTTGTTAAAAATCACATCGAGATTTTCTGACCTGCTATCCATAAGTACAGATTCTATCACATAGCTTTTAAGAGCATTCTCTATGAACATTACTTTGGGATAGAAAAGAGTTTTTAGCTGCATATCAAAGTTGTTTAGTGCGATGACCTCATCCAAACTTGAAAAAGGGATTCGGGAGTTGGGGTTTCTGATAAATCTGTAACCCTTATAGCCATGGTAGTAGCCAATATTACGAAGTGATTGTGCCTGATTGCTTTTTACTGATATAGAGTGATGATTTCTTAAATATTTCATTAACTGGTTTATTGTCAGCATAGGATTCCTCCGTAAGGTCTAATCTAATGCAAGTATATCACAGGAAACAAGAATAAAAAAGAAAGGAATTCGATAATAATGGGATTATTTAACTGGCTGGGCTTTGGAAGGCCCAGGGATGAGCCTGAGATGGATGGCGGGGCGAGCCTTCCGGAGGTGACCGACAGAGTCCGCGACTCCGGCCAGACCTTTTTCTTCGGGACTGCGAGTTCCGGGGAGCGTGTGGATGAGAAATCTGCGATGCAGATCTCCACGGTGTATGCCTGTGTGAGGCTCCTGGCGGAGACGGTGGCAGGGCTGCCGCTGCACCTTTACCGGTATACGGACAAGGGCAATGGTAAAGAGAAAGCCCTGGAGCATCCGCTCTACAGGCTTCTCTACCGGCAGCCGAACCCGGAGATGACAAGTTTTACCTTCCGGGAGACGATGATGACACATCTATTACTGTGGGGGAATGCCTACGCGCAGATCATCCGGGATGGGAAGAACACCGTCCTGGGACTGTATCCGCTGCTCCCCGAGAATGTGGAGGTGGACAGGGATGAGCAAGACAATCTGTTCTATATCTACCACGCCTACACTGATGAGGTACCGGG